CGCAAAACGAAAACTAAAAAAAGGAATTATTGAAAATAGCGATCTTTGGACTATAAAACACATGCTCATAAATTATCTAAATCATTTAAAACAGCTTCCAAAGGCTCCCAAAGTCCACATGGTTGAAGAATTGACAAAATTAGATATTAAAGGTATTACTGTATGGTTGAAAGCTGATCGTATAGATCTTATTGGGAAGAATCGTTATAAAGTGATCGACTATAAATCTGGTAAGCCTATGTCCAAAGCAAATGAACTTGATTCTGTGCAAATTCCTTCATATGGGATTTTAGTACGGCAAAAAATACATCCTAAAGCTAAAATTTATGGTGATTACTTTTATTTGAAATTCATGGATTCTAAAAGAGGAATTCATTCACATAAAATTACTAATAAATGGATGAAAGAAGCGATTAAACAATATGTTAAGGTAGACAAAGCATTGAAGAATGGTTGTAAATTTACACAAAATTTCAAATATAAATATTGCGATCTATGTGAATTTAGAAAACTTTGCTTGGAGGATACAAACGATGACCTTTAGAAAAGTCGGTGATGCTGTAGTAGCTAAAATTCTATGTGGATGCGGTCAGGAACTCAAAGGACGCCTTGACAAGTGCCCGAAATGTGGTAAAACACTGATTCCTGATAATTTGAAAGAAGAGAAACCAAAAGAAAAAGAAGAATCAAAAGTTAAATAGTTAATTTACTTTCCTTTTATAATCTCTCTCATAGTTTGGGAACCCTTATTATGGGAGAGATTCATGCCTTTTTACAAGACCGCGAAAGCCCCAATAGTTAGTGTTTATCAATCTTCTGGTAAATTTAGTAAACGAGCACAGCAAAATGATGATATGGCTGAATCAGAAGATGAAGCCATAAAAAGCGCACTTAACATTTTATCAAAAGATGTACTCAAAGCAGTTGCTAAAGTATACAACATTTCTAGCAAAATTGATGATTATATTTTTCCAGTTCCCCGTGCGGTAACTGCAGACGAGCCAAATAACAATGGTGATAATTTCCAGCATGGAGAACTTACACGATTCTCTCCTAATCATCGTTGTTTGGTTTTTCAAACGTTCCGTAATGATCCACTCCATATAGAACATGCAGTAGACAATCCTAAAACTGCACGTGGATACATTCCTGATGCACATTATGTAACTGCAGATGACAAAGATAAGCACGTACTCACTGTGGTTGCTATGGATACCACAAAAGATTCGCCACTAGCTGAAGGTTTACTTAGTGGTGAGGTCGATTCGTTTTCAATGGGATGCATTTGCGATCAAGTCAGATGTAGTTTTTGTAATAAGATTGCTACATCCGATAGAGAACTATGTGATCACTTGAAGTGGTATAAAATGGCCACTCTTGATGGCACATTAGTGTATGAAGATTGTTTGGGGGTTGAATACCAAGAATTATCTGTTGTAGGAAATCCTGCCGATCCTAAAGCAAAGACCCAAGCATTACTAAAGTATGCTTCCAAACAGGCTAAAGTACATAATATGCGGGCGGCATTTAGCGTGATTTCTACGCTAATTGAACCCGAAGATCAAGCGGAAGTTGCGAGATTCTTTAGTCTTAATGCTGGAAAACTGCCCGATGCAATGCTGCGATTAGCTGATCGTCTGTTTTAAACGCTAAATATAGCTATAAAATCTTCTAACAGAAGTTTAATAATTTTTTATATAGACTAGATAATAACTAAATAAGGAATGAGTAAATGGATAGATTACGTAGTCGTGTTGCAAAAAAGACAAGCAAATTTGTAAAACAAGCCCAAGCTGTTCCTCCACCAGCCCCAGGTGGTCCTCCACCGGCTCCTGCTCCTGGTGCACCTCCAGCGGGACCACCAGCGGCTGCTCCTATCGCGCCTAAACCACCAGTAGGTGCACCTGGAATGCCTGGTGCACCTAAGCCTCCTGCGGCTCCAGGTGCTCCTCCCCCACCCGCAGGACCGAAAAGTAAAGAAGAAATTGAACAAGAAGTCGAGCGTGAAATTAGGCAACGTAAAGAACAAGAACAAAAGTTAGAAGGTTTAGACGAAAAAGTCACTGCAATCAGTGACCAGATGGAAGGATTAACCAAAACATTAAATCGCTTAGTAAATGTCCTACAGAAAGATGTTGGAGAAAAAACTGATTTTGAAGAAAAGTTTGACGAGTTAAAAGACGAAGAGGAAGAAGATCTATCTTCTTCCGATTTTGGTTTAGGAAAAGAAGAACGTTTAGTTAGATCAAATAAGGAGGAACAAATGTCAACTAAAGAACAACTACGGGCGGCTCGTAAAGATCGCGTAGCCAAAGAGCTTACTTTTGAAATGAAAGAAATGCCAAACAAGAAGTATAAACAACAAGTCCCTGCTCCCACTATTACTAAACTGAAAGACGAACCGGAGGATTGGGGCCAGTATAGGCTCAAAGCTGTTGATATGGCCATGGATTTGAACGCTGCTGGCACCGAGTGGGCAGTTGTGAACAAGCACACCGATCAAGTGTTCTATAAAATCCAGCCAACAGCCGAAACTAAAGAAGTCTTTGCATCGAGAGAGTTTGCTGAAGCTGTAATTAACGATGTTCGGGAAATGGGGCTTGAAGCAGCTATGGAAAAATACAGCGCACTACCTTTCGAGCTAAAGAAAGAAGAGGAAATCGAGGAAAAACCATCATTGGATAAAGGCAAGCCTGACTTGCTAAAGAAAAAGTTGATGGATAAAGACAAGAAGAAGCCATTTCCTCCGAAAAAAGGCCCACCTATGGGTAAAGAAGGCCCTCCTGTAGAAAAGAAAGGCCCACCCATTAAGGAACTGGAAGAGGAAGCATGTGCCAAACCGACTGCTACCGCTGCGGAAGGCGACGAAGTAACTGAGCCTGAAGCAACTGAAGCAACTGAAGCAACTGAGCCTGAAGCTGAAACACCTGAATTTACAGAGGAAATGCCCACAGAAGCTACAGAGGAAGCAGCAGTTGAAGAAACACCGGCAGTTGAGGAACCTGCGACGGACACACCAGCTATGGAAGCTTCATTTAAAGATAACTTCGTTCGTCGGTTTGTTCGCGCCTTCCGGTTAGCTCTTTCGGCACAAGCCAAAAATCTGGCGGATAATCCGCTCAAAGCTGCATGGTATGAGACTTTGAATACATTAGGCGTTGATGAGCCTGAGAAAATCATCGAAGCAACGTTTGAGCGTTCCGCTGCCGAGCATTTTGAAGTTACATTGGCTAAAGCTGCTGAGTACCTGGAAATGAACGACGAAAGCTTCATCGATTTGGAAGCCCAAATTGGTGAACTAAATACAGCAACGCCAATTACTGCTTCCGAAGCAGCCGAAGCAGCAAAACATGAGCGGGCAGCAAGTCTCCGCGCACGTGCCCACAGATCTTCGCTACCGCTGTCGAGCGCAAGTGATACTGACCCCGGAGATGCAACCGCAAGACTGCAACAGGCACTCCCGAAGCCCAAATTGCACGGAATTAGCAAATTGAAGTAAACAGTTTGTTTTTAAATAGAAAAGGTCAAGGTAAAGGAGAAAGCAAATGCTAGACAAAAAAAGAGGTTATGCGTATGACCGTCCGTTTTATGATGTAGATGATAATGTCAACATCTATGCGGGCATGGTTGCATTCCTAGCAACGTCGGGAGGCGTTACTGTTGCAACCACAGCAGCTTCCGGTGATGTGCCCATTGGTACATTCTGGAAAGATCGTGCAGCGGGTTACATTCGCGGCACACTCGAAACGGGCACGTTCAGTGCAGCTAACACGATCAACTTGAGCAAGGGTAATGTTCTAAGCACTGCCAATATTAAAGTAACTAACGCCGCTGGTACTACAGTGTATACTCAGGGAACTGACTACACTGTTGCAACTGCCAACGGTGTGGTTACTCGCCTTGGTGGTGGTGCAATCGCTGCGCTACAGGCTGTTGTTATTTGGTACAAATACACCTTAGCTTCCACTGCTGTGTATTGGGACAACGTATCTACTCAGTGGACTGCGGTTGGTCAGAACTATGATAGACAGCCTGACGACACATTGGGTTCTGGCAAAATCACTGTTGCTGAGAGTGATGCGAAGATCTACACCGATATGTACGATGTCACCCAGACCTACACCTTGAATGCTCCGCTTCGTTCCGATGCAAACAGCTACTGGAGCACAGGCGCAGGTGCTGGCTTTAGCTCCGTGTGTGGTCGTGTAATCAGTGTTCCGACCGCGACCGATCCATTCTTGGGAGTACAGCAGATTACGGTGGCTCAGTAGGGGTAGCGTGACCGGGAGTCTCCGCTACGACTAACTTTTTTGATTTTAGAGGAGGAAGGAAATGAAATTTAACCCGTACATGAAAAAGGCTTCCGGTGGAACCGTGGTTGATCGTAAAACCGGAAACGAGTTCAACCCAATGAATGTGGGCAAAGCTGGCAAATCAGGTAATCTGCAGATGTCAGCTTCGGAGCGCATGTTCAACAATCAGGGTGAGATCAACGCAACCAGCAAAGGTGAAGTGCTCAACCAGATCAAGCACTTGCTGGATGGTATGGCTGATGGCACCTATGATGTTGAGCGTACTGCATCCTACGCTGGAGAAGGCGTAGATGGCTATGAAACCGATGCCATTCTACGTGAGGCTTTCTCCGATCCTTCGAGTGAGGGTTTCCGCCAGGTTGGTCAGGGCCTTCTAAACCCCATCAAGGAAGTTATCGACTATGAGGGTCTAGCGAGAAAAGTCTTTGCACCCCGCACGGTGAAAGCCGGTGAGGTGGTTCGTTACGACAAGGACGTGTACATCCGGGGTTGGGTGATTGCAGAAGATGGTCAAACCCCGCAGTCCGTCGTTGAAGGTCGTTACATCTATCCACCGGAGTTTGAGGTAACTGCTTATCCGTCCATCGAGATCAAGGATAAGTACCGTGCACAGTACGACATCCTAGCAAGAACCCAGGATCGTGCGCGTATGTCCATCGAGTACCAAGAGGACTTGGCACTCATCAATCTGCTACAGGCTGGCGCAAACCAGACCAACACAACCACATTCTTTGCAACATTGAACTTGGCCGCGCTCGAAGCCATTCGGTATCAGATTGAGCGTCACCGTCTAATCTGTGATAAATACATCATTCACCGTCAAGAAGTATCCGACTTGGTGAATACTGTATCTGCACAGGTGGACCCCGTGACACAGCGCGAGTTGATCATGGCTGGCTACATCGGCACCATCCTGAATGCCATGATTATCACCACTGCTGGTACACAGACATTCGAAATTCTGCAGCCCGGTGAAGTCGTTGCTGTTACTGCTCCTGAGTATCTCGGCGGAATGCCCATTCGTGTCGAGCTATTCTCTGAGCCAGTAAACGAGTTCATGGAAGGTCGTCCGCGCCAGGGTTGGTTCTGGTATGAGTTGATTGCCCAGGTTCTAGTGAACCCCGCTGGTGTGGCAATCGGTTCGAGATTGTAGTTTTACTGCAGTTTTACTGCAGTTTATCAATGGTGACTACCTGGAGATCAATAGGGATCTTCAGGTAGTTGCCTATACACCCAAATACAAGGAGGATTGAAATGCGCTTTGATAAACGAGCAGTCCAACGAGAATTGGATTTGGCTGCAGAGGAACTGGAGCGGGCGGGTCATTTTGATTTAGCAGAAAAAGTAGATTATTATAGCAACAGGCTAATGCAAGCAAGTGCTGATGAAGTGCCTCTCCTTAGACGCGCATTGTCCAGAATCAATATTGAAGCAAATCGTCGCATGCGCTACAAAGATGAAGATACTGATAAGAAACGGAAAGCGCGTTCCGCTACGCTAAAATCAAGACGTTCATCCGAACATCGGAAAGAAACATTGCGTAGACGCCTAAAAGAAATTGCAGCCCGTCGTAAACAAGCAGCTAGTCGTTTAGATAATCTTCGAGATAAACGCAGAAAGCGTGTGCGCAGAGATCGAGAAGATTAATCTTTAGCTAAATTAATAAAGCTAAACAAGGGATACATCTTTTGATGTATCCCTTTTTATTTATGAAAATCACGAACAATAATTAAGTTTTTCGTTTTGAACAAGGATAAAATTAGTACAAATTTGGGTAATCCATAGGGGATTATCCGCGAAACGAAAAGGAGAAAGTAATGAGCAAGGAAAAAGGTATGAAACAGAGACAGCGGCGAATCACCCTACAGAACCTGCTTTCTGATGGAGCAGAAATATGGGTAGAAAACAAATCGGGAGAAATTACTGGTAGGGAGGCTGGTAATATAGTTCTCCAAGTAGGGCAGGGAAATGCTATTGATGTTGTAATCGTTCCTCCTGGGGATGATCCTGTTTGTTTGACCGATCAGGTCACTCCTAAATTGCTTGCAGAATGTATGGATTTGTTCAAATTAGTACGTTCTGGGGCGTTGCATCTGTTAGATCCTGCACAGGCCGATGAGTATTATGAGCAGAATCAAACAAGAAAGAAAATCGTAGAAGATAAAATTGAAAAACTGCTCAGAACAACTCCTGAACAAGCTGCCCTTCCGCAAGCTGCAACTTCAGCTAATGTACAAATTAATGCCAAAGTTGGCGATATTTGTCTAAAAGCTAAACATGCGGCTATTTCCGAGCGGGAAGCTTTAGAACGTTTGATGGAGCAAAGCAGCGTTTTGAAGCTTGATGATTATAACTATTTGATGATGAATGGCGTTTTCGGTGGAATCAAGAAATGGGCAAAAGATCAATCTGACAAACTACTCAACATAGCTGATATGACGGAGCAAACATCCGATCCCGTGGAGAACGCAATTAGTAAGGATTAGATTTCCGAGTGGGGGAAGCTTTGCTTCCCCCACTATAATAAAAGAGGAGTTTACTATGCCTCTGTTAATTTCTGCTCAAAAACATCAATGGACAAAACAACCTCCGTATAATTTTTATCATTTCCCCGAAGAACACCGTGCTGGTTGGCAAGCATTTTGGAATGAAATGAAAGGGGATATTGATAAAATTCTGGAATTTGCAAAAAAGGCTGACATTGAATGCCCGAACGAATGGTGTGAAAGTTTACACATATTCTTATTTGATGTATTTGCGGGCAATCCTAAACTCCTTAAAAAGGCTGCAGGTAAAACTTTTGGTGAGTTCCTAAATGCAGTTATAAAGAATCATAAGGATAGTCCTAAAGAAAAACAATGGTATACAGTACGCGGGATCACACAAAAGAAGTTTATTGCCATGCTCGAACGCGGAGCAGACATTCAAGATATACGTCAGGCAGTAGCATTTATTAACGCAAGAGTAAAAGATTTAGGATTCCATCTTTATAGTGAATTTCTTTTATCTAAAACCAAGCATAAAAGTGAAATAAAAAATGTTGCATCGGAAATGAATAAAAAAGCATATGAACTTGAATGTGAAGCTATAGGACATTCGCCATTAGAAGGAATTAGCGAAGGTGATGTAATTTCACATGCGTTATTTCCTAATGAAAAATTCATGATTACAGAAGTCGCTAACGATATGCTTGTTACACGTGATTCTCAAGGAAAAGTCGCATTTATAAAAGATTTTTGGAATGTAGTAGCTTAAACTTTGTGCGAATACGAAACGTAAGGTAAAAAATGAATGGTAATAATAATCATTTTGTAACGAATGATTTAAGTTTTACTGCATATCTAATGATGCGTGGATGCATACTCATTTCAGCAAATAAACTAGGTAGATCATACAAATTCGTATTGGATCTTAGAGATTTTACTCAACAAAAACTAAAAATTGAATACATAAATTCTGAATCTGCAAAATTTGACGCGGCTGTTCGTGACCTAAAAAAGATAATGTTTAGTGGAACATAATTATGCAAACGATCACAGATTTTGATGTACTTAGAGATGGGCAAACTGAATTACTTACTATGTTTGTTCGTGATCCTAAAACGGAAGAACTTACAGATGTAGTGGGTACAAGTACATTTAATCTGATTAATATTGAAGATGATTCTACCGAAGTCACCACTACGTTTACTACAGACGGGGGTACACTTATAGATCACCCTTCTCCTGGTGTTTACCAATATTCGTTCAATACGTCCACATATCCTGATGAATATCTCGCATCATTTAGATGTGTTCTTGAAGGTGAAGTAATTACAAATAATATTTTTGTCAAAAGTGAACCAGCAAGAATGTTTGCACGTGCAGCCGCTTTACGAGTTCAAGTAGATAAAGCAAGAAAATCAGTATCTGATGATATCGAAAATATGGATAAAGATGAATTTGAACCTGCAGTCAGATTATTTTATGGCTATGATGATAAGCATCTTATCTATTATTTAGAACGTGGCGCACAAATGATTAACCTTGTACCGCCTTATACTGCATTTACTCCGATCACATTTCCTTGGGCAGCATATGGTTTTGTTTTAACGGACGCTGCAGTAATTGCCGCATTGGAATCTCAAGGAATATTTGCCATAGATACTGATTATAATTACAGTTTAGGCGGTAATAGTTTAGTTGTAGATCACTTTGGAAAAATCTCAACATTACTATCAACATTATTAACTCGATTTGATGCTAATTTAACCAAATTCAAACAACAATTCCGTTCCAAAGGAATGGTTATGTTCCAATGGATGCCTGGTGGTGTCCGTGCTGCTCGTCAGCTTTCCGCTATGCCTTCTGGCTTCTGGAGTCGCATGCTCAGTTCTGCATTTGTCTAGGAGGCAACCTTGACTGCGAAGTTAGTCATAAACGATTTTGAAGGCCAACAGATTTTTTATGTCGGCAAGCACGGCAATGATTCCTACACGGGCGAATCATATGTAGACGCTTTTCTTACTTTTGGTGCAGCTATTGCGGCTGCTACTGCTGCGGTGCCTGGTGCAGCTAACCGCTTTGTCATCTGGTGTGAGGATGATGGTATCTATACTGAAACGATTACGGTGCCTCAGTACGTTGACATTTATGCCCCCAATGCAAAGATTACGGATGCTACAGGATCTGGCGCAGGAACCGGGACGGTGCTGATAAATGCAGACTGTACAGTTACATTCCGCGAGATTGAACAGACAAGTGCTGTGGCATTGTCTGCTGCCGTTGTTCGCCTTGATACGGCTGGAACGGGTAAAGTAGTTGTCGAAACGATCAACTTAACAAATCAGACTGTTGGAATATTTAATATAGCTTTTTCTTCTGGTGGTGTACTGATAGCTGAGTGCGACCAGATTCTTGTTGATACTGGTTGGGGTGTAGGCGATGCAGCTACCAATCAAGGACATACACACATCGACATCGAAGATATCTATATCCGTGGTAATAGCGGGACTGGCATTTCCCGGTTTAGCTCTGGTTCGACTGTGGGACGAGTCGCTCACATTTTGGAATCGGGATCTCCAGTCACCACAGTCGGGCTTTTCTGTTCTGCTGGATCATTAGATTTATTCATTGGAGAGATTAACACTGACACAGCGTGGAATATAGCAGCGGGCGGTACACTTCATATGTTTATAGACACTGTTACAGGTACACGCACTGAAGTAGGCACTGTTCTTGTCAACGAGGCAGGCTATATTAGAGAAACTGGTGGGCCAACGAATTTGACACCAGCAGCTATCGTTGACACACAGCTACTACGCCGCAGTGGTACTACAATTGACAGTATAGCAATAACAGCTTTGACCGGGATGGATCATGGCAACTTGAACGCAGCTAGTTTACTAGATGACGACCATACGCAGTACCTTTTGCTGGCTGGTCGTGCAGGTGGTCAAGTAGCAATCGGCGGAACGTTAGCGACCCAGACGCTTACTATTCAAGACAATGTTGTCGATGCAAATCAGTTTACGCTTGGCCCAGGCATATCTGCGGGGAAGCTCGATGGGCAGACTGGTGGCAATGACATTGAATGTAGACATATTGGAGTTGGTGTCTCTAGACTAGCAACCAATACGCACTTTATGATCGGATCTGAAATTTTTACGACTGCTGGTTCCACATATGTTGGTGTTGGTGTATTTC